TAATCAAAAAAGATGTCAGTTATTTAAGAGAGTATGATGCAGCTGAAACGACTACTGGAACTCCAAAATATTATGCAATGTCCGGAGGAGCAACAGGACTAGGAGCAGCTTCTTCAGGAAGAATTACAATTGTTCCAACACCAAGTTCGGCTTTTATGTATAAAATTCATTATAATGCTAGACCTTTGGGTTTAAGCTCGGCAAATCTAACAAATTATTTAAGTTTGAATTTTGGAAATGGACTTTTATACGCATGCTTGGTAGAAGCATTTAGCTATTTGAAAGGTCCAATGGATATGCTACAACTCTATGAACAAAAATATCAGACCGAAACACAAAAATTCGGTGGAGAACAAATAGGTCGAAGAAGACGAGACGATTATACTGATGGAGAACCACGTATACCCGTTCAGTCTCCGGCACCGTAATAATAACAAGGAGGAAAAATGCCAGGAATAGAAATAAAAGGAAGAAGTAAAAGAGCTAATTACCGTCATGGTGGTAGAACCGGTCTTGATAAGGGAGGAAAACCAGACATCCCATTTGACAAGATGAAAAAACCTAAAACAGGTTTAACACGTGAAAAAATAAAAGTTCCGCTTCAAAATCTTAAAGATAGAAAAAAGTTAAAATTTAGATGTGGTTAAGGAATTAAAATATGGCAACACTAACAGTCAAAGTAATAGAAGAAATCACACTTAATAATAATAGTTATAACAGCGAACGATCGCTGGATATTTCTAGTGTTAATGAAATTGTTAAAAGAATTGTAACTATTCCAGCATCAGAAGTTGGACTTTTAGGTTTTGCAACAACCTCTGCAACCGATTTATCAAAAAGTTATTTAGCAGGTCAGTTTGACGAAGATGATGCCAGATATATTAGAATTACAAATTTAGACTCAAGCAATCATATTACTTTAACTTTTAGAGATGAAGATAGTACAGAGTTTTGTATGAAGGTAGATGCTGGTCACTCGTTCATTTATCCAGGTGATAATAGTGGTGGAGTTAAGGATACTATGCATGCAGCTGGTTCTGCAATTACAGTATCATTAAACGATTTAGTCGACATTACGGCAATTGCTGACACGGCGGCATGTGATGTTGAAGTTTTTGTAGGGAGCGCTTAATGGCATCAAGTTATACAGGTCTTGGTACAGAACTAATGACAACCGGCGAAAATGCCGGTACATGGGGAAGTACAACTAATACCAATTTACAAATCATCGAACAGATGTCTGGTGGCTATATGGAGTTTGATATAGACGCAACTTCTGAAACTTTATCGGTTTCTGATGGATCAACAGGCGCTGAACTATCACACAGAGTTATAAAATTTACAGGAGCACTTAGTGGAGCCACTACGGTAACTGTTCCATTAGATGTTCAACAAATGTACATTCTTGTGAATGGCACAACAAATAATCAAACACTTACATTTAAATATGTTTCTGGATCAGGAAGCACTGTTGTTTGGCAAGGTACGGATAAAGGAACTAAAATTGTTTATGCTGCAGCAGATCATGCTTCTAATCCAAATATGGTTGATTCAGGTATTTCATCTACTGGAGCACACGACCTAGATGGGAATGAATTTATTTTAGATGCTGATGCTGATACAAGCATTACAGCAGATACAGACGATCAAATAGATATTAAAATTTCAGGAGCCGATGACTTTCAATTTACAGCAAATACTTTTACTGCGCAATCAGGCAGCACGATTGCTGCACAAGCCTTAACGGCTACCACAATAACAGCTAGTGGCATTGTAAAAACAGATGCTACTACTGCTGCAACTTCAACAACTGACGGTTCGCTACAAACTGATGGTGGTCTTTCAGTAGCTGCAGACGCTATTATTGGTGATGACCTTAAATTATTAAGTGATTCTGCTGTATTAAGCTTTGGTGCAGATTCAGATACGACTTTAACTCACACAGATGGCACAGGGCTAACTTTAAATAGTACCAACAAACTTCTTTTTAGAGATTCTGCTTTATCTATTAGTTCAAGCACAGATGGGCAATTAGATATTGATGCTGATACCGAAGTAGAAATTGCTACAACAACATTAGATTTAAATGGTGCTCTTGATGTAAGTGGAGCTTCTCAACTTAGTGGTGCAGTTACTGTTGGTGTTGATGGTACGGGATTAGACGTAAAATTCTTTGGTGATACTGCAGGTAGTTTCTTATTATGGGATCAGTCAGATGATGCATTAGAACTAACAGATTCTTCTCCAATTAAAATTGGTGATAGTGGTGATATGCAAATCTACCATGATGGTACTAATTCATACGTTACAAATTCACAAGGTGCTTTAAAGATTGCAACTGAAACTTCAGGCATTGCAGTTACGATTGGACATACAACTTCAGAAGTAACAATTGCAGATAATCTTACAGTTACAGGAACTTTAACTCTTGGCTCCAATGCAGAATTAACAGAAGCAGAATTAGAATTTTTAGATGGAATTACTGCAGGTACTGCAGCAGCAAGTAAAGCAATGGTTTTAGATTCTAGTGCAGATATTACTGGTGGTAGAAATTTAACAATCTCTGGTGAATTAGACGCTGCAACATTAGACATATCTGGAAACGCAGATATAGACGGAACAACAAATTTAGATGCTGTTGATATTGATGGTGCTGTACAAATAGATGGTGCAGTTACAGTCGGTGTCGATGACACAGGATTAGATGTAAAATTCTTTGGTGCTGCTGCTGGTGCATATGGACTATACGATCAGTCAGAAAATGCATTCGAAGTACGAGGAGCAACTGCAGCAGGTGCTGGTTTATTAAAACTTACAACTGGTGAACTGACTGTTGTTGATGGAAATAAATTAGGACAAATAGATTTTCAAGCACCTTTAGAATCTGATGGTTCTGATTCTATTTTAGTTGGTGCTTCAATATATGCAGAAGCAGATGACACTTTTAGTGCCACTGTTAATAATACGGATATCGTATTTGCAACAGGCAAAACAGCGACAGCTGCTGAGAGATTTAGATTTACAGCTGATAATGAAATAGGAATTGCAGGTGCCAATTATGGTACCGATGGTCAAGTATTAACTTCTGGTGGTGCAGGTGCAGCTGTAGCGTGGGAAGATTCTAGTGGTGTTGCAGGCAAAGTAGAAGGAACAAACTTTACAGGAAGTTTACTAGTAGGTCATTCAACAACAGGAACTTTAAATGCTGCCACTTATAATACTGGAGTTGGACTTACTGCTATGGATGCAATTACTACCGCTGATAATGTCGTGGCTATCGGTCACGCTGCTGGAACAGCACTTACTACTGGTCAAGATAATTGTTTTGTAGGTAAGAATGCTGGACAAGCAATGACAACAGCTATTCAGAGTTGCCTTATCGGCACTTATGCTGGAGCTTCATTAACTGGTGGATATAATACAGCAGTTGGAGTTAGTGCTTTAACAGGTGCAGGAGATGGTTCAGCTACACAAAATGTAGCCGTAGGAAAAGGTGCATTAACAGCTTTAACAACTTCTGCTCATAATATTGGCATCGGAATGATGGCTGGTGATAATCTCACAACTGGCTCAGGAAATATAATGATCGGAAGCAATGTAGATGCAGATGCAGTAGGTTCTGCACGAACATTAAAAATAGTTTCTTATGATGGCTCAACTACTACCAATCACATTTTAAGCGATTCTAGTGGTAATATGACTTTAGCAGCCGATCTTACAATCGGTGACGATTTACTTTTAGATTCAGATTCATGCGTTTTAAAATTCGGTGATGATCAAGATGTCACACTTACTCATACAGACGGAACAGGATTAACTTTAAATTCAACTAGTAAACTTTGTTTCCAAGATACAGGAACTTATGTTGGATCCAATGCAGATGGAGATTTAGACATTGTATCCGATGGTACAGCGGTTGATTCAATTAATTTAGAATCGGCTGGTGGTGTTACTTTAGATGCAGGTACAGCTGGTAGTGGAGTTATCTATGAAGACGATGGTACAGAAATGCTTCGTATACACAATTCATCTAGCGATGTTATTGTGGAATCTAAAGTTTCTGATAAAGATATTATATTTAAAGGTAATGATGGTGGATCAACTGTTACAGCTTTAACTTTAG